AGTCAAATACATTATTTGTATATTTTCTATTGTTTAATGCATTATAATTTTTAATTAAGGTATTATTACTATTATATACTTTCTTTCTTTGTTTATGAATTTTTTCAATTGTTGGATTGTCTTCTTTTTTAAATATAACATTATTGATATTAGTATAATCAGAACCATTAATTAATGAAACATCTGATGTTCCATAATTACTAAAAGCATTTATAAAATGTCTCAAACTTAATTTACTTGGATAATTTTTATTATATTTAATATCAAATGATGGTGATGAAAAATTACAAGCAATTAATGGCTCCAATAATTGTAATTTATTTGCCAATTGTGCATGCATGTTTAAAAATTTTACTTTAGATATTTTTTCATCATAAGGACATGTAATCCATAAATGATAACTTCCAGTATAATCTTCGTTATCTAATGCTCTAAAATTATAATCATTACTTATTTGATTAAAAATATCTGTTAATTCAATAGATTCTTTTCTTGAACCAATTTTATCGTAAATTACATTACCATAATTCTTTACATATTGATGAATAATAGTTTGTATGTATTCTATAAAAACAGATTCATAGTTAATTAAGTCTTTATATACATGTTCAAAGTTTAGATTTTTATAATTAATTGTTTTCATTTCCAACATATAACTTTTACTTGAAATATCTAATTCTGGAATATCATTTTTATAACAGAAAAATATATCTTTAATAATTTTTTGATTAATTTTTATATCATTAAATAAATAATTTTTAATTTTTTTTATTTGTTGTCCTAACATAAACTGTAAATCTTTTTCATTTTTAACATTTCCACCTTTCTTTTTAGTAAAATAAAATGTATTGGAACCTGAATTTTTTATAAATAATCTATAACTTGGTGTTTGTACTTTTGAACATGGGACTAACACAGTACTATGAATTGGTGGTGATGAAGATATTTTAACTAATTCAAACTCATTTAATAATAAATTATGAATTTTTTCTTTGGCATTAAGTGGATCTTTTTTATCAAAAATATTATTTAATAATTCATAATTAAATTTTACTAATTCTTCTTTATTGGTTGATTCTTTCATTAAAATATTATCAAATAATTCAAATGTATTAATATCATTATCATCAAATTTTAAATCAAAAAACAAAATTGGTTCATGATATAAAATAAAATAATAAAAATAAATTTGAATTTTTGTAATAGTATGACTACATAAATAAAACTTATTATTTAAATTATTATTGTATAAAATATTATAAAATGATTTTTTTTCAAAAGGATATTTTTTTTTATTTATTGCGTAATTACGAGCAATAATTAAATCTTCCATTAAATTTTTATAATCATTGTAATAATTATCATTTTTAATATGTGATTTATATTTTTGATAAAAATTAATCTCATTCATAAAACTTAAATTTTTCACTAAATTTGAATTTATATATAAATCATAATAATTATTTCCTACTATTTTTTTCTTATCAAATTTCAAAAAAAATTCATGTTCAATACCTAGACCCCAGGTAACCATAATAATTAATTAGATTTAAAATTTATATTTAATTAATAATTCATTTACAGTTTCTAAACCACCTTCTGCCCAACTTTGATTTTTACTGTAATTTTCTCCAATAATATACAAATTATCATTAATATCTAATTTTAATATTTTTTCACTCATTTTATCACTATCTATTTTAGGTTTCCAATAAGCAACACCACAATTCCAATAATAAATACTTGTGTAAATTGGTTTTTCAATTTTAGTAGGAAATATTTTTGTCAATTGAGTATTAATTTCTTTTACTAATTCTTTATTTGGTTTATTTATAAACTTTTTCCAATAATTCGCGTACTTACTATCAGTATATGAAATCATAATTAATCCAGTTTGTTTATCAATAGGTATAATAAATCTTAATTTATTATTTGTTGTCATTTTATTTAAATCTTTAAACCAAACTTTAGGAAAAATACTATATATTCTACAAAGTTCTTTACAATTAATTGAATTTAAATCTTTTTGATAACTATTTAAATAATTTATTTTTAATAGTGCAGGCTTAGGTAAAGCTAATATTAAATGTTTAGTTTGATAAACATAACCATTAATATTCAATAAAAATGTATTATGAAATTTATTTATTTTAAATAATTCTTGTTTTAAATATAAATTTTTACTTTTAATTTTTTTTAATAATTTTTCAATAACATTTGAAAATCCATTTTTTAATACAAAATAATCAATATTTTCTTTAATACCATACTTAAATAGTTTTATTACATCATAACAATTTCCAAAAGCAAGTTGTCCATAATAACCAGAAAAATCATATAAAAATTTTAATTCATCATCTTTTAAAATTTTTTGAGCATATTCTTTAAATGATAATTTAATTAAGTCTTTTTTATTTTCTTTTTCTGCTTTTTTAATTACTTTATGAATATAATCAAAACTTGTTTTATTTTTAAATTTTTTATTTAAATTATAATCCAATGAAGGATGAATATCATTATTTCCTTTAATTTTAATTAAATCTTTTTCTAATTTTAATTCTTTAATTAATTTTAAGAATAATGTATGATTTTTATTGAGTCTTCCAGCACCAATTTCAGTTTTATAAGATTTATTGAATAATGTTTGAGTTTTAGTAAGAAATCTACCACCAAAATAATTATTTTTTTCAAATAAGGAAATTTTTAAATGTTTATATTTTTTTTCTAACTCATAAAAACAATATAAACCAGATATTCCTCCTCCAATAATTATAATATCATTCATTAATTTTATATAACAAAAAAATAAAATATTATTATAAATTAGTTAATGTATAAATTTAATATTTCTAATACACCTTGTGCTCCATCTATTGATAAAGAAGGAAAATTCAAAACATGTTATTCTAAAGAATCTTTACTTAAAATGGCATCTGAATTAAAAAAAAAAAATAAAAAAAATATTCTTTTAAAAAATAAATCAAAAAAACAACTATGGGAATTTATTCAAAAAGAATTTGGAAATATATGCAATAAAAAAGAAGATTGTTGGAAAAACCAACCAGTAATAAAAAATTTAAATGATGTAAATATAAATAAATATACTTTTAAACCAGATTATCCATCTGAATGGAAAAAAGATAAACATACTTGGTTAAATACATATGATATACTTCGGGTAATGAAACAATATGAAAAAAAATATGATGATTTTAAGTTTTTAGGAGTTGTTCCATCAGATTGCCCTACAAAAATAACATGTGAGTTATCAAACATTGATTTAAAAAGATTAAAAAAAAATAATATTCATAGAATTGGTTTAGTATATAATTTGGATGTAAGTTCTGGTCCTGGTACTCATTGGGTTGCTATATATATTGATAATAAAAATAATGAAATTAATTATTATGATAGTTATGGGTCAAAACCAATTAAATTAATTAATGATTTTTTACATAATTTAAAAAAGAAGTATGAAAAAATAAATGAAAAAGCGATTATAATTTATAATAATAAACGACATCAATATGGTGGAAGTGAATGTGGTATGTATTCAATTAATTTTTTATTAGAAAGATTAAATAATGTGAATATGTATGAAATTTATAATAGAAATATTTCGGATAAAAAAATGAATGATTTAAGAAAATTAATTTATAAAAGTTAAGGTTAATATTATTTTTTTTTATGTATTTATTTTTTAATGAGTCACTATTTATCGGTGTTGTGTATTATAAAAAATGAAGAATATTTAGAAGAATTTATAATTTATCATTATTTACAGGGAGTACAACATTTTTATATTTATGATAATGAAAGCACAATTCCTATTCAAAAAAGATTAAATCATTATTTTTATCATAAATTATGCACTATAATTCATTATCCTGGAAAAGTAAAACAAGTTGAAGCATATAATCATTGTATTAATCATTATGGAAAAGAAACAGAATGGTTAGCAATTATTGATGGTGATGAATATATATTACCTAGAAAAGATAGTAATTTAGTGAATTTTTTAAAGAAATATGATGATTATTCTGCAATAGCAATTAATTGGATTAATTTTGGTTCAAATTATTATCAATTTAAACAGCCTGGATTCTTAATTGAAAATTATACATTTTGTCAAGCAAAATCTGATGGACATTTAAAAACTATTTGTAAGCCAAGAGATGTAAAAAAAATTACGAGTCCTCATTTTGTATTTTTAAAAGATGATAATAAAGGATATATTGATTGTAAAAAAGCACCATTGAAACTTAATAATAATTTCACATTTAATTATAATGAAACAACAGATATAATTCAAATAAATCATTATTGGGGAAAATCATATCAAGAATTAGATCAAAAAATAGATAGAGGGCGTGCTACAATGAATTCAAAAAGAGTAATGCCACCTAATTATCATGATTTATATAATGAACGACAAGATAGATTAATTATAGAAAAATATTTACCAAAGATGAAACATATTTTTAATGTATTAAACACTCATCCAAAAATGTATAAATTATTAAATCATGATTTAACTAATATATTCAAAGATGATTTAGACAAATATACCATGCATTTAATAGATAATGGTATAAAAGAAAAAAGACCTATTCATATTAAGAAAGTGAATCCTAATTTTAATTTTGAATATTATAAAAAAAATTATAAAGATCTAAGTAATTTAACTTGCATGCAGTTAATTGAACATTATATGCTTTATGGAAAAAAAGAAAATAGAGTTTGTGATAGACTTATTGAATAACTAATAATTATTCTTTTAAAAAATATTAAAAATTGATTAAAACTAATTCATTTTTTAGTATAATAATCTTTAAACTATGGAATTGATACCTAGATTTCACCAAGAATTATTTGTAAAAAAAACAATAGATAAAATTAAAGAAGGAAAAAATAATTTTTTATGGGGTTGGAAATGCCGTGCTGGAAAAACATATGGTGTTGGGCATTTAATTGATATATATTATAAAAATTTTGAAATGATTAATGCTATTATTATTACACCTGCACCAAGTGAGACATTAACACAATTTAGTAATGAAATGTTTCATAAATTCATTAATTTCAGACATTTAAATATAATTGAAATAAAAAAGGGAACTGATTTAAATAGTATTACAAATAATACAAACAATGTAATTATAATTTCAAAACAATTACTTGATAATTATGTAAAAAATAATACGAAAAATAATTTTCACAAACAAATATTTGATTTAGTTATTTTTGATGAAAATCATTTTGGAGGAACAACAACTAATGCGAAGGAAATTTTAAGTTTGTTTAATTCAAACTTTTCCAATTATATTTATTTAACAGCAACATATCAAAAGACATTAAAACAATTTGATATTGACAGTGAATGTCAATTTTTCTGGACAATTGAAGATGAAATGTATTGTAAAAATAGAGATATTAATAAATTAAAAATAAAACATGGGATAGATGTTGATTATTTTTTAGAAGAATCAAATTTAAATGATAAATTAAAATTTTATGATAACATGCCAAATATGCACCTAATATCAACATTATTAGACCAAGATAAATTTGAAGTAATTAAGGATAAATTGGATAATTCAGATGATGGATTTTCAATGGATGTATTATTTTCTCTTCATAAAGAATCAAAAACATTTCTATTTAAAGACCAAGTAAAAGAGTTATTGAATTATATTTGTGGTACTAATAAAACATGTATTTACAATAGAATTATTCAATCATCTAAAAAATACAATAGTAGAACATTACTTAATAATGAAAATTTCAGTACTCAATTATGGTTTTTACCTTTTGGTATTGGCCTAAAAATAGATGATTTGAGTAAAAACTTAAAAAATATAATGTTAGAATTTGATGAATTTAAAGATTATGAAATAATGATAATAAATTCAAAAATTAAAGAAATTAAAAATTTAAAAGAGCATATTTTTAAAACTGAAAATAATGCAAAATTGAATAAAAAAAAAGGATTGATACTTCTGGCGGGAAATCAATGTAGTTTGGGCATTACTTTACCTTTAGTAGATGTTGTATTTTTAATGAATAATATTACATCATCTGATAAAATTATGCAAATGATGTATAGATGCATGAGTGAAACATCAGATGGTTCAAAAAAAATTGGATATGTTGTTGATTTTAATATTAATAGAGTATTGCATACATTTATTGATTATCCAATAATAGAAACAAATTTATTGACGCATCAAAAAATAGAATATGTTATACAAAATAATTTAATAAATTTGGACAATGATATTTTTGAATCCAAACAAAATAAAGGAGAATTAATAGAAAAATTATTAAAAATTTGGAAAAATGACCCTGAAAATGAACATCGATTACTATTTAAAAAAATACAACATTTAAATATAAATATTGACGAAAAAGACCAACATCTAATGAATAAATATTTTACTTCTTTGGGAAATGATATTGATGAACACTTTGTAAGATTTGACGATGAAATTCTTCAAACATTACCAAAGGGAAAGAAAAAAGTTCCTTTATTAAATTTTGGTGAATCTGAGGAAGTAAATGAATCGACTGTGGAAGATTTACATGTTGATGATGAAAAAGAAGTAAATATATCTTTTCAAGAAGATATATTACCATTAATTATTCCATTATTTGCTTTAATGAATTATGACCAAAATAATAATAATATTAAAGATTGTATAAATTATATAAATAATACTGAATATTTAAAAGAAGTTATTAATGATTATATGTTTATGTTATGGGAAAAGAAAGATTTATTTAAGATGATATATCATTTAACAAATAAATTTTTAATAGATAATAAAGAAATAAATAATATCTTATATCAATTTAGGATGGTATATAATTCTTTAATCAATGAACCAAATGAGTTACTCGACTATTTAAAAAAAAGTTTAAAACCAAAAGAGCTTGAAAAAAAGAAATTTGGAGAAGTTTTTACACCAATGGAACTTATTGATGAAATGATGGATAAATTAGACAAACATTATAAAAAAGAACATAAAAAATCTATATTTTCAGAATCATCATTTAAATGGTATGACCCTTCAGCAGGTATGGGTAGTTTTCCAGTAAATGTATATTATAGATTAATGATAGGGTTAAAAAAGGAAATACCAAATGATGAAAAACGAAAGAAACATATTTTAGAAAATATGCTTTATATGAGTGAAAT